GCGGTACAGCTTGCCGCGCCGGATGTGTCCGATCAGTGCCTTGGAGCACCCAAACCGTTTTGCCAGGGCCGCCTCTGTTTCTTGTGAGCCGCGAATTTCGTCCGCCTGCTCCGGCGTGAACAAGCGGCCAATCTTGTCCCGCGCTTTGATCGCTGCAATCTGATTGTTCGGCCCCTTCATCCGGCCGCCTTCGGCACGCCACTTGTTGTGGTCGCCAATAGAGCCGGACATGGCGTTGTCCGGGTTCACGTCCAGGCGGTTACGGTTCTTCGACCAGACACGATCCATTCCAGGCTTGAGCCTGCCGAATTTCATTTCGTAGGCCACTCGCAGGACTGGACGAACCGACCCATTGACCTTGCAAGTTGGTGTTCCGCAGCCTGTAGTCGATCCCTTCCAAATCCACATGTCGCCGTCAATGAAGCAGCGATCCATGATGTCTTGCAGAGTCTCAATCCGCCTCTTCATCTCTCACCCCTCCAAATCGCCGGTAACGCGAAGCGCCCAAGTGATGCGGTCTTCGCTGATGTCCATTCCTGCGCGGGCGTCGTCCAAGATTCGGTGCGCCATCGCTCGCAGGTCTTCGTTGTGTGCTTCGCGGGGGAATAGGCTCATGCTTGATTCCTCGATTGCGGAGCGAACAAGGCATCCAGCCTCATCAGCTCCTTGACCTCATCGCCGCCAGCCAGCGCGACAGCTCCGGCAACAGCGCTTTTCAGTTGGTTCAGCGGGCTTTCTTCAGCCTGCTCGGCTTTGTGCCGGTTGATCTTCGCCAGCGCGGCCTCTCTCGCGGCCTTGGTTGCGTCGGAATAGGCCCTCCCTGACACCCCTAGCCTCTTGAGTTCCTCGGGCCTCTCAGACGGTTTTGCGGCCTTGCACAGAGAAATGAACTGAGGCAGCGTCGGCGGGAACTCCGGGTGTGTATCCAACACACGCTCAAGCGCGGTCGTGATGGTCTGAGCGTCCATGCCGCGCAGGCCGTGCGCCCAAACCTGCCGAGTGCTCTTGATGCCCTTGTCCTTGCCCTGCTCGTCAAGCTCACCCGTCGCGAACTTCGCGAGGAACAGCGAGCCGTAAGAGCCGTGCAGAACCTTGAACACTTGGTTGACGGCCTCGATAGGCACCGGCTTTTTCTCGGCAGCGACCGAAACAACCTGATCCAGTCGAACGAACCCAGGAGCAGCCGAAACGATCTGCTTATCCATGGCTCACCTCGTCTTCCCAAATCGCGGCGCTGGCGCCTGCGTACTTGCTCGGCACACGGGACGGCAGCGTTTTGACGGGCTGGGTGTACTCGCACGCTTTGCGCATCCAGTTGCGCCACGTCGCGGGCCAATCGCTGTACGCAACCTTGAACGTGTGGTCCCTGAACTTCGCTGTCTCACGCGCCAGGTCCACGCCCGGACATTCGGCGTCGGCCCATGCCTTTAGGTCATCCGTGACGGAAAACGACTCCGGGCACTTGCGGGCGGCGCGAGGCTTCGGCGCAGCCGATACCTCTACAGACGGAGACGGAGACGGAGACGGAGACGGAGACGGAGACGGAGACGGAGACGGAGACGGAGACGGAGACGGAGACGGAGCATTGCTACTCAGTTGCTCGTCTTGTGCTGCGTGGTTGCTACTAGCATTGCTGGCAGTAGTGCGAACAGCAGCGTATTCGGGGACAAGTCGGTCAGCTTCAGCAAGGCCGTGGTGACGCTTAGCAGCGTTCCAGCGGGCTTTAGCACTGCGCATGTCGGCGCCAGCAGCCCAAGGGTTGTGCTCGTGCCAGTCGTGCAGCACATAGGCGCCAGGCTCGCCGTCGAGAAACCGAACGTCAACCAAGGCGGCCACAAACGCGCCGTCATCGCCAGTCCAGTCGGCGGCCAGTTCAATGTCCTCGTCTGTCATGCCTGTGAGGTCGCCGTCGCTGCGGTCTGATGCCGCCCACAGGATCAGGCACACCAGATTCCATGCAGCGCCCTGACCAAGCCGCTTAATCAGCTTCTTGGTCTTCGGGTGCTTCGGAAGGCCAACGGCGATACGCGCATCAGTTGCCACGCCTTACCCCCTGACGATGCGGTAAGCCTTGCAGACGTTGCGACCCTTGGCGTCCTTGATCCACTTGTCGATGACTTTGTGGCCGGAACGCTTGAAGTCGCCTGCGCGCTGGGAGAGGCAATTGACGATGCCGCAGTGATCGCGTGCTGTGATCGGATCGACCCAGCGGCGCTTCATGAGGGCGAACAGCTTGGAGGCTTTGGTGTCTTGCATCTCACGCTCCTTACATGGTCAGAAGTAGCCCAGGATTGCGCCCAGCGGGGCAACGAAGATGCCGACACAACGGAGGATGAACATGGCGGTGATGGGGTCGCTGACTGCGGCCACGATGTCGAAGATGTTCATGACCCAGCCGGTGATGCCAGCCAGCACGACGACAGCGATGATCAGTTCGGGTGCCGAGAAACCTTGTTGCTTGCGCATATCTGCTCCTTACATGGTTGAAGGCCGCTGCGGCGCTTTCTTGCGCTCAGTCGGCAGGGGCTTGGCGTTGTGCGCCATGCGTTGCTCAGGCGTGCCGGTGTCGAAGACGTTCGGCTTTGCCTTGGGAGACTTGTTTGCTTTGACTTCCTCGGTCTTGATGACCGGGGTGTATGAGGGGCTGAAGGGGTTCATGCAGCCCTCTTCAGTTCGTTCAACTCGCGCTCCAGCTCGGCAATGCGTGCTTTGGCGGGATCGCGCTGAACCAGGTCACAACCCATCTGATCGGCCAGCCACTGCAAGGGAGCGAGGGAGCCGGTCAACTTCATGAAGCGAACCAGTCGCGTGCCGTACAGGCCAGCGGTGCCCTTGAGAACCTTGCTCATGTAGCCGTGCGAGATGTGCAGGCGGTCTGCAATTTCGTAGTCGTCCATGCCGCTCCTTTGCGTGCTGTATCGAATGGACCCCTCCCACGAACTGCGAGTGATGAACTCAGCGGGCGCGATTTGAGGGGCCTGAACAGCAGCAAAGAAGGGCATCTCGCGCTGCGCCTTATCTCCTTTGCTTTCCATAGCTTTCCTTCGGTTTCCTATTGCTAGGAGTCAAAAAAATTGCCCAATGAGTCACCGACGAACGAAACGCAGGGAGGACTCAATGAGCAACGACGAATGGGCCGACAGCGCGGTACACGCACTGCTCTTGCGCTGCATGACGCGAGCGGCAGAGGTGCTGGTGTGGATCAACGAGCTGGACGGCTGGGAATGAAAGAAGCCGCCATGCAAGGAAGCCGCAACCACTTTGGGCCGTTGGGAAGGCTGGCCGTGTGCGCTATGGGGCGCAGCGACTCCGCTCGGGTGCATGGCGGCGAACATGGGTCAGGCTCCGAACAGCAGCACTGCTGCCCAAATAAGCCACACCGCAGTGGTGAAGAGAGAGAAGACCTGAATGCGGGTTGCCCTACCCGTCAATGCGATGCCAAGCAGCACAACAACAGCCGAAATCGCGTAGATGAAGAAGGAGGTGAGGACGTATGTGTGCATCTCTCACGCCTCCTGCTTGGAGGGGCGGCGCTTGGTGCCGGGCTTCGGCAGCGGGACAGCGCCATAGACGTGATCGAACGAGATCGGCAGCCCCTTGCCATTCGCAAAGGCGATCAATCGCTCTGCAACGTCTGGCGGGATCGTCTGCCCCCGCTCATAGAAGGACACGTTTCCCTGGCTAACTTTGATGGCGGCGCCAAGCTCGGCTTGGGTCACATCGAGTCGCTCGCGGATGGCTTTCAGTGAGTTCATAGCCCGATTATTAGTCGGACTGATCTATCGTGTCAACAGTCGGGCTGTTTGATCTTCGCCAGCAAGGCTAATAAGTTTCCGGCATGCCTGCAAAACCACTCACCGAAGAGCAGCAGCAAGACGCCAAACGGCTGAAAGCTGCCTTCTCCAAGTTTCAAGCTCGCCGGAAGGCGGAGAAGAAGCCCTACACCCAACTCGCACTTGAGGAAGAGTTGGGCCTGAAGCAAAGCGCAATGAGCCAGTACCTCAACGGCGACATCCCATTGAACGGCGTCGCGCTTGGCAAGTTTTGCAAGCTGATGGATGAGAAGCCTGAAGCAATCAGCCCATCCGTCTACCGGAGCGAGTTTGAGCGTTCTAAGGCCCTAGCAATAGCAACGGCCACGAAGGAGGTAGATGTGAGCAAGAAATCCGGGGCCGGAGCCCCCATGTCCGAGGATGTGCTGTCCGCGTTGGCAGCGGCTACAGATGAAACCAAGAAGCAGGTTGAAACCACGGTGCGCATGATGCTGGGCTTGGGCCCATCTAGGAAACAGCGCCGCGCATGACGCCACCCGCTCCAGTCTATGAGCTAAAGAGACTGGACGGAATCGACCGAAACGCTAGGCGTTCAACGAATGCGACGACAAAATCGGACACATCCCGCATCGCGGAAGTTGTGAGGATCTTCTAGGGGGAAACATGCGTTCATTGCTTATTGCGGCGCTCTTGGTGGCGTCCG